GGCGGAGCCGGTGGTTCCGGATCAAATATGAGTGGAAGTGGTGGAAGTGCTAATGGTGGACCAGGCGGAAGTGGTTCTTCAAATTCTATTACAGGATCTTCTATCACAAAATCTGGCGGCGGTGGCGGAACTGGTTGGTCAAGTGGCGGCAACGGCGGATCCGGCGGCGGAGGAAATGGAGCAAATAACGTAGGAACTGGTGGTAATAGTGGATCTACTAACAGCGGTGGAGGAGGCGGTGGAAACTGGAACTCCGGCGGTAAATCCGGTGGTCCTGGTATCGTAATAGTACGTGTGCCTGATTCAGCAGGAGTATCTGTTTCTCCAGGAAGTAATACAGTTGCCACAGATGGAAGCAGTAAAGTAGCAACATTTAATACATCGGGAACACTAACATTAAGTTAATATTATGGCACATTTTGCAGAATTAGATGAAAACAATATAGTAGTAAGAGTATTAGTATTTGACGATGCTGATGTAAATGCTAATGGTGGAGATCAATCACAAACAGCAGCTTCTTTTTGTGAAACCATAGTCCCTTTTTCAGCGACAGGTGTAAAGTGGGTACAGACTTCTTACAACAATAATTTTAGAAAACAATACGCTTCTAAGGGCTTTACTTATAATCCGACACAAGATGTATTTATTAAACCTCAACCTTTTTCATCATGGTCCTTAAATGGCAACAATGATTGGCAAGCACCAATAGCTTATCCAACAGTTACAGAAGAAGGTGACATTACATATTTTATATATTGGAATGAAACTGCTTATCAAGCTGATAACAGTACAGGTTGGGAAACTACTAAATCAAATGATACTTCAGAAAATCCTACCATTTATAAATGGAACGGAACAACCTGGGTGTCTTAATAAAATCTATTTACTTATAATTTAATATAAAGTATACTGCACATCGAAAGTTATATGCAGTTATTTAATTATTATCATTATTTTAAATCAGCAATTCCAGAACGTATTTGTGATGACATTGTTCGTTATGGTCATCAAATTAAAGATACGCTAGCAGTTACAGGTAACTATAGCAATGATACAAAATTAACCAAAAAACAAATGAAAGATTTAAAAAAAACAAGAAATTCAAATGTTGTTTGGATGAATGATAATTGGATTTATAGAGAAATTCAACCTTATATAAATGCTGCAAATAGAGATTCTGGTTGGAATTTTGATTGGGATTTTTCTGAAGAATGTCAGTTTACAAAATATAAAAAAGGTCAGTATTATGATTGGCATTGTGATAGTTGGGATAAACCCTATGATGCACCTAATACTCCTTCCCACGGTAAAATTAGAAAACTATCAGTAACAGTATCTTTATCTGATCCAAAAGATTATAAGGGTGGAGAATTAGAGTTTGATTTTAGAAACAATATGCCTAATAAAAAACCTAATATACGTAAATGCAAAGAGATATTACCTAAAGGATCATTAGTTGTATTTCCTTCTTTTGTATGGCACAGGGTATGTCCTGTAAAAAGTGGTGAAAGAAATAGTTTGGTTATCTGGAATTTAGGGTACCCATTTAAATAAAGGAGACAAATGTCATTTAAACAAAATAAATATACAGTAATAAAAAAAGTAATATCTGTTGAACTAGCAGATTTTATTTATAAATATTTTTTAAATAAAAGAAAGGTTGCAAAATTTTTATTTGATAAGAAATATATTTCACCTTTTACAGAATATTTTGGAGTATGGCATGATGAACAAGTACCAAATACTTATTCCCATTATGGTGACATTGCAATGGAAACTTTATTAGAAGAAGTAAAGCCTATTATGGAAAAACATACTGGTATAAAATTATCCGAAACTTATTCTTATGCAAGAATTTATAAACATGGGGATATTTTAGCTAGACATAAAGATAGATATTCATGCGAAATATCTACTACATTAAATCTAGGCGGTGAGTCTTGGCCAATATATCTTGATCCAACTGGAAATACAAAACGAGCTGGTATTAAAATTGAATTAGAACCTGGCGACATGTTGATTTATTCAGGTTGTGACTTAGAACATTGGCGTGAAGAATTTAAAGGTAAGAACTGTGGTCAAGTATTTCTACATTATAATAAAGCAAATTCTAAAATAGCTAAAGAAAATTATTTAGATAGAAGACCCATGCTAGGTGTGCCTGTTTTTTTTAAACGATGAAACAACACAAGTTAAATAAAAACAATAATTTTATTGAAGGTTATTATATATCTAAAACTTCTATTTGTGATGATTTAATAAATTTTTTTGATGAATCTAATAATAAAATAATAGGAGTTCAAGGTGATCAAATAATAGATAAAACAAAGAAAGATAGTACAGATCTTAGTTTAGGTATAAATGATGTTGCGCAATATAAAATTCTAAACTCTTACTTTAAAGAATTAGGTAAATGCCTTGAAATGTATAAAAAGAAATATAAGTTTTGTGATAAATATGGATTTTTTGGATTAAGTCCTCTTTTTAATATTCAGAAATATAAACCATCACAAGCTTATTTTGGTTGGCATTGTGAGAAAGCAGATTTAAAAGTAAGTGCTAGGCATTTAGTTTTTATGACATATTTAAATGATGTTAAAAAAGGTGGGGAGACAGAGTGGTATTATCAAAAATTAAAAGTAAAGCCTGAAAAAGGTTTAACAGTTATATGGCCAAGTGAATGGACCTTTACACATAGAGGTATAAAAGCAGTGAAAGAAGACAAATATATTATCACTGGATGGTATGTCTTTAGGTAAAGTTGAAAAGTTTTCTAAAGAATGTTTAGAAGATATTACTTACCCTAGTAAATCAACATCATGGCATGTTGAAGGAAGATTAAAAAATAAATCAAATCAAACTTTTAAATTTGACGTAGGGGGTATGATCAATATGCCCAACAATGAAAAAGCTAAAAAAGGAAATATTTTAAGCAACGCTGATAAAATGGTATTTGAAGATCACAAGTATTGGATTATAATTGATGTAAAAGAACTTCACCTTTATTTAAAAGAAAAAAAACTAAAAAAAGTCTATTTACAGGATTTGCTAGATAAACTAGAGTGGAATATATTGCTGTCAAAAAAATAAAAAGCCTATATAATGAGGTATCATGCTACAAAAATTAAATTTTAAACCTGGGTTTAACAAACAAGATACGGAATCTGGTGCCGAAGGTCAATGGACTGATGGAGATTTTGTAAGATTTAGATATGGACTACCTGAAAAAATAGGTGGTTGGTCACAAAGCACTAATGACACATTGCCTGGAGTAGCTAGAAGACAACACTCTTTTACTTCTTTTGTTGGAGAGAGATACGTAGCTATAGGTACTTCTCAAGGTTTATTTCTATATTATGGAGATGCATTTTTTGACATTACTCCTTTAGACACAGCTATTACCGGCTGTACTTTAACAACTGTTAATGGCTCTGCCACTGTAACTGTTAATAAAACTTCACATAACTTAGAAGTAGGAAGATATATAACTTTATCTTCAGTAACTGTAACAGGTGCTTCAGACTATACACCTGCAGAATTACAACAAGCTTATGAGATTTTAACAGTGGCCACAAATAGTTTTACTATTCAAGCTTCTAGAGCTGAAGGTGGTTCGGGTATGACTGCAGCAGGAGCAGCTACAGTTAATCCTTATGTTGAAGTAGGACCTGTATCACAAACTTTTGGTTATGGATGGGGTACTTCTACATGGAATACTTCTACGTGGGGAACAGAAAGAGATACAAGTTCTGTGACTCTGGATGCAGGAAACTGGAGTCTTGATAATTTTGGTGAAGTATTGGTTGCAACTATTTTTAATGGTAAAACTTTTACATGGGATGCAGGTGCAACAAGTGCTAGAACAATTAGGGCTTCACAATCAACAACTAATTTTAATACTACGAACAATCCCACAGCCACAAGAATTTCGGTTGTATCAGACAGAGATCGACATTTATTTCATTTAGGGACAGAAACAACTATTGGGGATACAGCAACACAAGATCCTATGTTTGTTAGATTTTCTAACCAAGAAGATTTAAACACTTATGCACCAACAGCGACTAACACAGCAGGTACTTTTAGATTAGATACTGGTAATGAGATTAGAGGCGCTATACAAGGTAAAGATTATATTTTTGTAACGACTGATCTTGCAGCTTATGTAATTCAATTTGTAGGGCCACCTTTTATTTTTTCTGTTAGGCAAGTTGGTACTAATTGTGGATGTGTAGGTCAACACGCAATGTCTTATGCAAATGGTGCTGTATGGTGGATGTCAGCAGAGGGTGGGTTTTTTGTATACGATGGTACAGTTAAATCATTACCATCACTTGTAGAAGATTTTGTATTTAGCACAGATGGAGATAATTTAGGAATTAATTTATCTTCAAATGATATTGTTTATTCTTCGCCTAATTCTTTATATACAGAAATAAACTGGTTCTATCCAAAAGATGGATCTACTCAAATTGATAGATGTGTAACTTATAATTACTCAGAAAATGTTTGGACCACTTCATCATTAGCTAGATCTACTTATCAAGATCAAGGGGTATTTAATGCTCCATACGCAACAGAGTATACTAAAACAGCTACACCTGTATTTCCAGATATACTAGGTATTACAAATAAATTTGGAGCTAGTATCTACTATGCTCATGAAGTAGGAACTGATCAAGTTAATAGTTCAGGTACCACTTCTATTGATGCTTTTATTAGATCAGGAGATTGGGATATTACCTCACGTAAGAGCGCCTTGGGTCAGGCAACAGGGGTTGCTGATTACAGAGGTGATGGAGAATTTTTTATGTCAGTTAGACGATTTATACCTGATTTTAAATATCAAACAGGTAATGCTCAAGTAACTTTATTTGTAAGTAGCTATCCAGATGATGTAGCTGTTAGCTCACCACTTGGACCCTTTACAATAACTTCTACCACTGATAAGGTAGATACAAGAGCTAGAGGCAGATTAGTCTCTGTACAGATAGCCAACACAGCAGTAGGTGAGTCATGGAGATATGGCACACTTAGATTAGATGCACAACCAGACGGAAGAAGATAATGGCTACATTAGATGAATTAAGATTAACACAATTATTACAACCTTTTGAAGGACCTAGTGGTATTGCTACTTTAAATCCATTAGCTTTTCAATATCAAAATCCACAGTATCCTAATTCTACCCAAATGTTTTACCAACCAAGAATGGATATTAGTCCTACTCAAGATTTTTACCAGCCAAGAATGGATATTAGTCCTACTCAAGATTTTTACCAGCCAAGAATGGATATTAGTCCTACTCAAGATTTTTAC